GACGCGAGCTTGCGGCGCTGGCATCCTGCGACGTGCTGACCACTGGCTTCGACGCTCCCGTCGTCGACGTGCTCGCGGTAGTGCGCGCCACTGCTTCGCCCTCGCTGTACGTGCAGATTGTGGGGCGCGGCATGCGCCCGGCCGAGGGGAAAACCGACTGTCTGGTGCTTGACTACGGCGGCAACATTGCGAGGCACGGCCCCGTCGACGAGATCAAGATCCGGCCGAAGTCGAAAGGCGACGGCAAGGCGCCGGTGAAGATGTGCGCCAACTGTGCCGCCGAGCAGCCCGCTGGCGCGCGGATGTGCAGCGAGTGCGACTGCGAATTCCCACCGCCGGAAAAGAAGGCCAACGCCGAAGCCTCGGCCCTCCCGGTGCTATCGACCGGCGCGCTCGGCGGCGGGCCGACCTCGACGAAGCACGCGGTGGGGGACGTGCAATTTCACGAGCACCGCAAGAGGTCGGGCGACGGTCCGCCGACGCTGCGTGTGGACTACTACGGCGCCGACGACGGCAAGAGCACACGCGTGCCCACGAAGGTGGCCAGCGAGTGGGTGTGTGTGCAGCACGAGGGATTCGCGCATAGCAAGGCTGTGAAATGGTGGGCGCTGCACGTGGGCACGCGCCTGCCGTCGACCGTGGCCGAAGCCGTCGAGCGCCTGCGCGCTGGCGAGATGCCCCGCGTCGTGGAGATCGAGACGCGGCCCGATGGCGACTACACGCGCGTAGTGCGCCTGCGGCAAGAGGCGGGGCGGCAACCTGGGGACGATGGCGACGACGAGGCGCAGGCGCCCGCGGCGACGCCTGCGGATGTGTGGGGCGACGAGGAATTGCCGTTCTAAAAGCAACGCCCGGCGGTGAGGCCGGGCGACACGTTGTCGGAGGGAGTGGCCGGCGACGTGGAGGCACAGGGTAGCGGCAGACCGTGACACGCGCAAGGGCGCGCGGTAGGATGCGAGCGGGCAGACACCAACGGAGAGGACACCGATGAGCGCAGACAATTTGGGAAAGGCTGCCGCGGACTACGCGGCGGCGGGGCTGCACATTTTTCCGTGTGCGGCGAAGTCAAAGCTTCCGGTCGCTGGCGGTCGTGGTTTTCACGACGCAACCGACGACGTCGAGGCGATCGAGCGCATTTGGCGCGAGCGGCCGACGCTCAACCCAGCTGTCGCGCTCGGGGCGTCGGGGTTGTTTGCGATCGACATCGAGGTGGCCGAGCACGATTGGCTAGACCAACTCCCGCCGACGTGGACGCAGCGCACGCCCGGCGGCGGGTGGCACCTGCTCTACCGGCAGCCGCAGGGCAAGCCGATCCCGTCGGTGCCGCTTGGGCAACTCGCGCCCGACGTCGAGATCAAAGGCGACGGTGGGTATGTGCTGCTTGCCCCATCGCGCGCGACGTCAAAGAAGCTGGCCGGCGGGCTCGGGGTCTACACGCTGGCAGTAGCGCAAGCCCCCGCCGAAGCGCCGCAATGGATCGTGGACATGGTGCGCGCGCGCGAGTCGCAGCGCAGGCGAGCGGCCGAACAGGTCTACTCGTCGGTGCGGGTGGGTGGCGGCGCCGACGATAGGATCGCGGCGCTGCTCGATGACCTGCGGTCAACGCCCGAAGGCGCGCGCAACGTCAAGCTGATTTCCGTCGCTGCGTCGATCGGGCGCGTTGTCGCGGGCGGTTTTCTTTCGCTGGCCGATGCGGAGGGGCGCCTGCGCGCTGCCGTGGCGCCGTGGGGCAATCCACGCAAAGACCACGCGTGCATCGCGCGCGGCCTGCGGGCGGGGCAGATGTCGGATCCATGGTACCCAGACGAAGCGTCGACGTTGTCGGCCGCCGACAGCGCGAGGATCGACGAGATGGTGCGCGCGGCGCTCGACGCCGACAAAGAGACGCCGCCGGAGGATTCCGGCGGCGCAAGGGGGGCAGACACCGGCGGAGCACCGGATGGCGCAAGCGTAGCGCGCTCGCCCGACGACGTACAGCGCGAGATCTTCGGGCGCGTGCGTGCGCTCGGCGGGCTGTGTGACACGTATTCGGCATGGCAGGCGCGCGGCGCCGTGCGACACCAACCGCTCTTCTTTGTGCTGTCGACGGTGGCGCTCGGGTCGACGCTGGCGGCTCGGCGGTACGTCTACCGCGGCTCGACGTCGCCGGTGTATGCGCTCGTTGTGGGTGACACGTCGGCAGGCAAAGGGCGCCCGCAAAAGTGCCTGGAAGAGGCTCTTTCGATCACGCACACCGACTTGCGCGGCCCTGGCAACATCGTGTCGTCGAAGGCCTTGTGGACGACGTTGGCGACAGCGGCGAAGGCAGGGCATGGCGTCTGCTACACGATCGACGAATTTGGCGAAATGCTTGGGACGTTGACGTCGCCGAGGCGGAATCCGAACCAAGCGGACCTCTACGGGTGGATCCTCAAGTTTGCGACGATCGGGACCGGCACGATGGTCTGGGGCAACAGCGCCGCCGAGGGCGCGGGCAAGGATGCTGCAAAGAGCCCGTCGTTGGTGCTCTTTGGTGGCACCACCCCGACGTCGTTTTTCACGGCAGTCAAGGGCAAGCAAAGCGCGGATGGGTTTTTGAATCGAATGCTGATCGGCATCGGGCAGGACCAAAAGCCGAAGAAAAACCGCGACGCGTGGCGCGACGGCGACGAGGTGCCGTCCGAGGTGCTGGCGGGGCTGGCGACAGCGTGGAAGCGGATCAGCGCAGCCGCGCGCGCGGTGGGCGACGGCGGGACCGTGATCGATCCTGCGCCCGTCGTCGTGCAAGAGACGCCCGGCGCCGCGTCGATGCTGACCACGTGGGACGACGCGGTGGAGGAGATGCAAGGGCTGGCGCACGTCCTGCGCGCGCGGTCGCTTGAGCTCGCGCAACGCGTGGCGCTTTCGCTGGCTGTGCTGCGCACGCCCGACCGCGACCCGGTGGTTGACGAAGACGTGGCCGAAGTGGCGGTAGCCATCGTGGATGTCTGCATGGCTGGGGTGCAGCGGGTGATCGAAGAGCATGGCGCCGAGAACGACGTAGAACGCGATTTCAAGGCCGTCGTGCGTGTGGTGCAAGAGTCGCTTGCCCCTGGCCGTCCAGTGGCGCTGCGGGCCGTCTCGCGACGCCTGCGGCACCTTCGGTCAAAGGCGCTGGCCGAGCACCTGGACCGAGGCATGAGCGAGCACCTGTGGATGTGGGGCGACGCCCGCACGCCCGACGAAAAGAAGGCGGGCGGCCACAAGCGCGTCACGATCACCGCGTGGCGGGACGAGGTGGGCGCAGGTTGACGCCGGCACAGGCGATCGGTAGACTGAGTGCAGATGAGAACCCCACCGCCAGCCGGTGGGGTTCCGCGTTTCAGGGGTCGAGCAAGTGTCCACGAGTGTCCAGCAAGTGTCCACGCGAAAAGGCCACCCAAGCCCCTGATTTTCCTTCAAGTGTCCCAAGTGTCCCGAGTGTCCACGTAGATCCGGTGCCCCGGAGGGGACCCCACGTGTGGACACTTGGGACACTTGCATTATTATCGTAGATAATATATATAGATATATATAATATAGATATAATAAGAAGAAAAAGAGAAGACGTCCAGACCGCATCCCAAAGCCATCCTAGCGCTTTTATACACTGGGTCGTCAAGGTCTGAGCAAGTGTCCAAGTCATCTGATGGACACTTGCGGCCACTTGCGGCCACTTGCTCGCCCGGCGGTGGCCAACGATGGCAAACCGACCGAGCGGGCGGTGCGCCCGTGAGCAATCGCGAGCAATCGTGAGCAATCGTGAGCAATGGCGCGGTCGTGCAGATCACGCGTGCGGGTGCCTGATCTGCAAGGAAAAGCGTTTTTCCTTAGCGTCGGATCTGCGGATCTGTGGCGCTGCAAAGCCGCGTGGCGTGGATCTGCAAGAAACGTCAACCGAACACTTGACGCGAGAAGAGATCACGCGTAGACTGAACCCACACAGAACGCAGGAGACGCAAATGACGATGACGACGACAAAGCGACACATTGGCAAGTGCCCCGGCTGCAAGCGCAAGTCGTGCCGGCAGGCGCTCAAGACCATCGCCGATGCATGCGACCAAGAAACGCTGGCGCGCGCTGACGGCTACATCTTTCGCTATGTGCAGGAAGAGACGGTGCTGCGTGATTGCGGCCAGCGTGGCGTATGTCGGACGCCGCCAGGCTGCGCGCGACACTGGGAGGAGCGGAATCGCGAACTGGTGCGCAAGAACGAGGTTCTGCGCTCAAATAGCAATAGCCTCAGCTCCGAAAACGCATCGCTGGCCCATCAGGTCGAGTCGATGGCGATGCGCATCGAGAGTCTCGCCGAGGAACTGGCAAAGCCGGAGGACGTGAGGCTGCGCGAGGTACTCGACGCGCTGGACGGGCGCGCGGTCATTTTCGACGGCATTGGCGCGCGCGTTAGACACTTGCTCGACGAGATGGACAAGTGGATCGCTCGGGCGGGAGAGGCTGAGCGGCTGGCGGACGAGCGGCTGGCCCACGCAAACCAGCTACAGGCCGATATTGAAGCCGAAATGCAGGGCCGGATGGCGTTGCGGAAGCGTCTTGGTGCGAGGGAGGACGAGACGATGGGGGCGTTCCTGGAACGCCTTGCGACAATGGCCGGCGTGGTCCCCGTGGAAGTCCACGAGTGCGGCTGGCAGTGGCGACGCACGGCCACAGACACGGCGTTCGCTCCGCCGTTCGGGACGATCCGACAGTGCCGGGGCTGCGGCTGCCTGGTGGCAGGTGGCCCAACGGCGTGCTGGCGCTGCGCGGAAGCGGGAACCTGATGGGCGCGACAGCGTACAACCGAGGCTCGCGGCTCGTGTCCAGGGAGGCGGACGAGCGCATGACGGGGGCCTTGTCCCGTGCAGATCGCCAGGCCCACAAGGATGAGGTTACTCGGCTGCATGAGAAGATCGCCAGGCTGGAGCGCGACCTGTGTCGCGCCCGTCGATGCCTCGCGTCTGAGCGAGCCGGAAGGGCGGCTCTCCGTGTGCGACTTGCTGACGAGGAGAGGGCGAACGCCTTTGGCGTTGGCGTCCTGTGCAGACTCGCGTTTCCGGGAGACGAATCATGAGTTCGTGCAGAGCAACGAATAAGAAGAACCACGGCGCGGCCTACGCAGCATGACGATGGGCGCCCTACGGGGCGCCTATTTCGTTGCGCGCGCGCCTGCGCCGTGCTACGACGTGCGGGCAAGCAGCTACAACGGCAGACGTCGGGGGCATGGTGCCCCCGTCGTCGTTTGTGTGGTAGTCTGAGAGCAGGACGACAGCAGGAGCCGGCGTGGCAAAGTTTCAGAAGGGGCAAAGCGGCAATCCCGGTGGCCGCCCGAAGCTCCCACCGAACGCGATGTCGAGGGCCGAGGCGCTGGCCTTCATCGCCTCTTGCGTCCCCGAGGCGCTTGAACGGATGCGGCAGCACATGCAATCCACCGACGACAAGGTGTCGATGCGCGCGTGCGAGCTGATCCTAGAGCGGCACCTGGGCAAGATCGCCGAAGCGCAACCGGTGGCGCAGGACGAAGGCAAGGTCGACACGGTCGACTTCGTGCCGGCGGTCGTCACAGTGGCGGCTGAGTGATGCGCCGTTTTACCGTCTACCGTCGCGGCGACTTGAGCGCCACGCACAACGCCGACCAAGTGAACGCGCCCAACCAGCCGCAGTACGAGGGCGTCGTTTTCAGCGACGGCACCACGGTCGTGCGCTGGCTGACGGCGGCGCGCTCGACGTCGGTGTGGGCCGACTTTAAGACGATGTGGCGTGTCCACGGCCACGACGACCCGAACAGCAAGCACGGGACCGTGATCGTGTGGAACGACGAGGGGCCTTTCGCATGAGCGACGACGACGGCATTGACGGCGCCTACTCGGTGGGGCTCGACGGCCCCCTCGTCGTGCTTGTCGTCGACGGCGCCGAGACGCTGGTGCGAGTGCGTTTGCCAGCGCGCGAAGCCCGTCGGATGGCGACGCTTATCCTTGCCGCATGCGACGTGGCCGAGGGCGACGACGTCGACGAGCTCATCGAGAGGCACCGATCGTGACCGTTGCCCCGTCGCGCGGTGTTGCCCAGTTTGGACAACGACACCTCGAGGTGCTGGCCGACCGCGGCCCCGGCGTGCGCGTCGTCTCGGGTGGCTACGGCTCAGGCAAGACGTCGCTGGGCGTGGCGTTCCTACTCGACCTGGGGATGCGTGCCGGCGCCGATGGCCCCATCCTCGGGTGCGAGCCGACGTACCCGATGGTTCGCGACGTCATGGAGAAGAGCATCGCGGAGAACCTCGACCGCTGGGGCGTGCCGTTCAAGCACTGGAAGCAGGCCCACATCTTCGAGGTGGGGCGCGCGCGCAAGTTTGAGGTGTGGTGCCGCAGCCTCGACAGACCGCGCAGCACCGAAGGCATCAACGCGATCGGCGCGTGGATCGACGAATGGGAGCTGTGCGACGTCGAGGCGCTCGTGCCTGCCATGCAGCGCGTGCGCGTGGGCACCTCACTTGAGACGTTGCTGACCGGAACGCCCGAGGGCTTCGGACCGGCGTACGACCTGATCCTAGCCAAGCCCGCGCCGACAACGCGGGCGTACATCATCCGCACGTCGGACAACCCGTTCCTGCCGTCGTCGTACATCGAGGACAGCAAGGCGCGCCTCGGGACCGACGAGGCCATCTCGGAGAAGCTCGAGGGCGTGCGCACGGCGCGCGGTGGCCGCGTCTACGCGCGGTTCAGCCGGCAGGTTCACGCGGTGGCGCCGTATGCGGTCAAGCCGGGCCGCGGTAGGTTGGCGATCGGGTGCGACTTCAACGTGCGGAATATGCAGTGGCTCGTCTGCGAAGTCGACGACGAGCGGCGCGTGGCGCACGTCGTGGGCGAGGTCATCAAGGACGGCGGGACGACGACGGACGAGCACGCCGAGCGCGTGGCCGCGTGGATCGGGCGGTACCTCGAGCGCACGCGCGGCCGGCGGTACTCGCGAGACGAGATCGCGCGGATGAAGATCAGCGCCTACGTCGACGCGTCGGGCACTGCGCTCAAGTCGACGTCGTCGCTGTCCGACGTGCACCTGCTCTTGCAAGCGGGCTTCCGGCCGGTGCATGGGACGCGCAATCCACCCGTGCGCGACCGCGTGAACACGCTGAATGTTCTCTTCCGCGACCGCCGCGTCACCGTCGACGGCGAGGCGTGCCCGACGTTGATCAAGGCGCTTGAAACGCAGGCTTACGACAAAGCGGGCGAGCCCGAAAAGAAGGCCGGCGACAAGGACCAATCGCACATCGTCGATGCGCTGGGGTACCTGGCACACTGGCAGTGGCCGGTGCAGCGGCCGGGCGGGACGACGACGGCGCCGAGCTCGCACGCTGTCGATGAGTGGGGGATCGTGGGCTAGCGGTTACATAACCGCGTGCGCGTGGTAGGCTGCGGTCATGCTCAATATCAACGCCGCCAGCGACGCGCTCATTGCCCAGATCCGACAAGACGCTGGCGCGTGGGAGGCGGACCAACTGTCCGAACTGCTCGCGCTCGGCCGACGCCAGCGCTCGGCGGACTACGACTCGATCGTGGGCGGGCTCGCGCGACGCTACAGCGGCGACCAACAGTCGATCGTGAGAGACGCGCTGAAGAAGGCATACCCGCGCACCGGCGAGAAGATGCCGATCGACCCGGTCAACTGGCTGCGCTTCTTTTCGCGGCAAGACAGCGGCGTCTACACCGTGCCCGCAGCGCGCGTGCTGCTTGACGGCGAAGGCGGCGAGCAACTGCCGCCCGATGACCCGCGCGTGGAGGCATTCTCCGACGCGTGCGAAGAACTCGCGCTTGACGTGATCATGCCCGAGATCGAGCGCCGATGCGCCACGGGCGCGCGTGCTGGCGCGGTTCTCGTTGGTTGGCGCAAGGTCGACGCTGCCGACGAAGGCGAGCCGGTGGCGCATCTCTACTGGCCCCACGACGTCGTCACGATCGCGCACCCATCCGCGCCAGACGAGGATGAGGCGTTCTGGTTCGTGGCACTGAGGCAGGCGACGGAGCAGACGACGAGCGCGTCCGCGGTTTGGTGGGTGTGGAGTCGCGAGTGGACCGAGAACGACAGCGGGCAGGTGCAGACGTGGTCGCCGTGGGCGCATCGTCGCGTGAGCGAGGATGGCAAGGTGCAGACGGCGAGCGAGGTCTATCCGGGGATCCTGCCGATCGCGTTCTTGCGCACCGAATTCGGATCGGGCGGTTGGTGGCCCGCACCCGATCGCGACGTGTCGATCAACGTCGACACGCTCAACGTCGCGCGCTCGAACCGTCAGCACGTCGTCAACATGCAGGCCCACGCGCAAGCGGTCTACTCGGGCAACCAGCGCGACACGTCGGAGCTTGTCGGTGGCCCCGACGCCGTGCTGCACGTTGGCAGCGGCGAGGTGCTGCAATACCTGACGCCGAGCGCCGACCACGCGGCGATTCAGGCGAGCGCGACGCGCGACCTGCAAGAGCTTGGCGTCAGTCGCGGCAACAGCCCCGACGCCTACGCCGTCGAACCGGGCGCGCCGCAATCGGGTGTGTCACGCCTGATCGCGAACGCGCCGCACGATCAGCGCGTCGCCGAGATGCGCCCGATCTTCGCCGACTTCGAAGAGTCGGAACTGTTGCCCATCGTGATCGACGTGCTGGCGCATTTCTCGCCCACCGCTCCGGCGGACTTCGGCGGCGCCTATCCCGTCGTTACGCTTGGCACGGTCAAGACGTACGAGGACGACGCGGCGAAGACGCAACGCGTGCTCGATCTGCTGAATGCCAAGATCATCGACGAGGCCGACGCGCGCGTGATGCTTGGCCTGTCGTCGTCGCGCGACGAGGCACTGGCGTACCTTGCGCAAAAGCAACAGCAGGCGGCACCGATGGTGCGCCTCGCTGGCGTGGTCGCAGGCCCGTCGCCTTTCACGGCGCGCGAGACTTCGCCATCGTCGACGCCGACGGGTAACGAATGAGCGGCGCCGACGCGGCAGGCCCCATCGCGGACAGCGCGATCGAAGACCTGCGCGCGGTGCGGGAGTCTTTGCAGCGTGATCTTCTGCGCATACTGCTACAGCTCGATACCAATACTGGTGAGGACTCCCTTGTCAGACGTCAAGGCCAGACCGCCGTCGCAGTCTATCGACAAGTCGAGCAGCGACTCGCAGCCCTCGGGGACGAGGTTGCGAACGTCGCGGGTGCGCGTGCTGTGGAGGCGGTTGCGGCGGTCGTCGGTACTCCGCCTGCAACGCTTCCTCTCGACGTCCGACAGGAACTAGACCAGATCGTCAACGGCCAGATCGGCGACGTCGTCGCCGTGTTCCGCGCCGCAAACGAGGACATCCGCCAAGCCGTCGCGCGCGGGATTACGACGGGCGGTAGCCTCGCTGACATCGTCTCCGAGGTGGCGCTCAAGCTCGACACGTCGGTCAAGCGCGCGCAATTCGCGGTGGACGCTGCCGTCATGGCCGCCGGCCGTCGCGCTGTCGTCTCGATCGCGCTCGACATCGAGGACGGCGGGGAGCGCATGGCCTTCGTCTACGTCGGCCCACGCGACGGCAAAAACCGCCCATTCTGCCGGCAGTGGGTCGGCAAGGCCGTCGTCGACCCGCGCAAGCTCGACAACGGGCAGGACCTGCCCGTCGAAGATTTTTGCGGCGGCTACAATTGTCGCCATTCGTGGGCGCCTACGCCGATTCCACTCGCCATCGACGAGGGCTATCGCATCTACGACGTGCAGGGCGGCGCCCCCGTCGACGTCACCGACACCTTCAGACCTGCTACGTTTGAGGCGCAAAACGTCGTCGACGTGGGGTGACGCATGGGCATCACGATCAAGAAGAGCGGGCGCATGCCGCGTTTCAACGCTGAGGGCATCGCGCGCGAGATCCAGCGCTTCGCCCCCGGCGCCATCACGCGCCGCACCGAGCAGGGGCTAGACATCAACGGTCGACCGTTCGCGCCCTACTCGCGCCGCTATCGCAACTTCTTGAAGCGCGGCGGCGAGGACCAAAAGATCGATCTGCGCCTGACCGGCGGCTTGATGAATTCGGTCAAGGCGCGCGACGCGCTGCTTGGCGCCGACCGTGTCGAGGTCACGATCGCGCCCGACACGGGCACGTCGCCGGTGTGGGTGCCGAAATCCGGCAGCCGAAAGCGCGCAGCGAAAGCAGCAGCAAGGGGGCGCGACCCGTCGACGTCGTACCGGATGCAGCGCACGAGCAAGCAGAGCCCGCCGCACAACATGGTGGGCTACTGGCTGCACAACGGAACGCCGACGATGCGCGCTCGCCCCTGGATGGGCCTCGACCCGAAGCAAACCGCCTACCTGCGCGAGATGATCGCCCGCGTGATGTGGCGGTGACGTTGACGGTTATGTAAGCAACGCTGTAGGATTGTGCCATGACCACCAACTCCGCCCCCGAGGGCGCGCCTTCCGCCCCCGCCGCTGCCGATGCAGCGACCAACGCCCCCGCGGCCGTCGACGCCGTCGAGGACCTCGCCGCGCTGCGCGCGGCAGCCGCCGAGCTCGCCGCGCTCAAGGCCGAGGGCGCCGCCGCGCGCAAGGCTGACCGAGACGCGCGCAAGAAGGCGCAGGAAGAGGCGGAGAAGGCCGGCGAATTGGCGAAGGCCCTCGACGCGGCGAAGAGCCGGCTGGCCGAGCTTGAGGGGCTGGAGCCCCTCGCCCAGCGCTGGCGCGCTCATGAGGAATCCGAGGTCAAACGCCTCGACACCGAGGCCGCTGCGCTGCCTGAGGCTGTGCGTGCGCTCTACGCGGACGCGTCGTCGGTTGAGGCCAAGGCGAAGGTGCTCGCGGCGTTCAAGGCCGCACCTGGTGCGCCTGCTGCGAAGGCCGTGGGCACCCCGCCGGCGCTTGGCGCGCCGCCGGCCGTGTCGGGCGTCGACGTGGAAGCAGCACTCAAGGACCCGAGCGGCAAGGCGCTCGCGGAACTGAAAGCGCGCAACCCCGGCGCCGTGTCATCGTTCTTCGCTGGCCTGTTGGGCAAGGCCGGCGGCAGCAATTCCCTTGGGGTCGGGCGATTCGCTGCCCGCCCGACCAAGGCGCCAAACGCATAGCGCGCCACCAAGGCGCTTG